CGGTCCTGCCGTTCTTACTCCTATCAGATTTGTCTTCTGATGCCTAGGAGTCGTCCACTTTCTTCGGGAAGGATTGCCCGCTGTCCTGCAGCAGGGTCACTAAGCGAAGCCTTAAACAATGCTGTTGCGATCGTCTGCCTGGAGTTTAGACTCCCGGGCGATCGTGCCCCCGCGAGGGGGTGCAACTGCGCTGAACTAAGGAAATGGTTTGACGGAGAGAAGGCGTCAATTTTGTCTCTCGTAGTGGGTGTGAGGAGGAGGTACCGTGCCTCCTCTGTGTTGAAAAGCTGTCACAGGCTTTTTGACACGCCTTGCGCGCCCTGCGACAGAATTGCCGCCAACCTCGCCCGCGAGGATTGGTATCAGGTCATAGGTACTGATCGAAGTGGGGATCTTGATGCTCCAACTGAGTGGTCAAGGACCCCGGTCGAGACATTGAAGCAAGCAGTACGGGAGCTTGTTGGACTTGACTGGGCGAAGAGGATTCGAAGAGGTGAGGCGATCCCCGATCAACAGGGGTGCCTCGAGAATGAGCGTAGGACCGGCGGTACGTTCGGAGTTGGGTACAGTGAGGAGATTTCTCCCGCCAACTACGTACGCGTCGGTGTGGCCAAACAAAAGGGTAAGTTACGAGTGGTGACTATGCAGTCATCTCGTGTTAAGCGAGTACTCACCCCAGTTCACGACGCACTTTACGAGACACTAGCGACCTTCGGGTGGCTCGTAAAAGGTGAATTGAATAAAGGTCATATCCTTCCAGTCGTTGACGACTTGCGAGACGGTGAGGTGTTCGTGTCCGGTGATTACAAATCGGCCACTGATAATCTTCACTCGTCCGCAGTTCTCGCAGTCGTCGAAGTTTTGTGCGAATCGCAGCACTTAACTGACTATGAAAGGAATACGCTTCTCCAGAGCTTTACTGATTTGAAAAGAGTCAGTCGCTCGGGCAATAAGATTGCGATTAAGCAAGGCTCTATGATGGGAAATTTGTGCTCATTTCCTATTCTATGCCTACTTAATAAAGCATGCCATGATATTGCCCGTGACTCAATAAGAGCTCGGAGGAAAGGGGAGAAGGACCGTCGAGTGAGAATAAACGGTGATGATATTGTCACATGTGGTGATGATCGATTCTTCGCGCAATGGAAGATCGTGACTCGCCACTATGGATTCATCGTTAACGAAGAGAAGACAGGGCGGAGTCGTAGGTTCTTGGAGCTTAACTCTCGGACATACGATACGCGGAGGAACCGGTTCGTTGGGAAACCTGTCCTGTCATTTCTTCGTCGCACTAACTCGACGGGCGACCTACTTTCGGAGGTCGTTAAAGGGCTGGCAACATTTTCGAAGCGCGTATTTTGGTACGTGTTAAATGTCGTCATGCGTCGCGAAATCTCTCTACGCGAGATTTCCGTTTCAGCCCTACCGGAATGGGTGTGGAAGGGATTGCTGAAGAAGCCTTGGTTTCGTTCAGCCCTTCTTCGTGGACCCTCTCCCACGAAGATTACGGGTGAGGACCGTTGTTACCCGACAACGGTTGGACCCCTTCCGCATCCTAGTGTCTTAGCGTGGATAGACACTGCCGAGGAAATATACCGCACGCGCTTTGTTCAGCGTTGGCGTGGGGTGAAAGTCCCTCCTCGGGAGGAGCAGATTTGTCGACAATCTGTGAGAGGCCACCTCTCGGCACAGGGAAGGGTTTTTGACGACCCTAGAATAATTTCAAGAAGCCCGCGCGAGTGGCGTTTCTTGTGGCCCAGTGCTCTCCTTACCTTCATATCCGACAGATACCCGGAGTACCTTTTGGATCGGTGTGAAGATGAGTGGCATGACGATCATCCGCGTCTTGTCACGAGCTGTAAGGTCATCCGGGGACCTTACAGGAGAGGGTATGCGAAGCCCTCTTTCTCTGTCCCAGATATCCTGTTGGAACGCGTTGTTGTCAACGGCTTTGTTCAGTTTCCCAACGGATTCGTTTAGTGTGCGGGACACGGGTGTTGTTAGGAGGGAGATAACAACGAGAGAGGAGTGAGGGGGTGCCAGAGTAACAGTGGCCTCCTGATGGTTAATGGTGGGTCGTCGTGTTCCGCAGCGATTTAAGTGCGGGCGTGGGCAGAGCGTCGTTGCTCTGGTGGCTTTGGCCATAGATTTGCGATCCTGCGCAGAATCAGGGGGCGATTAAGACCTCTCGATCATAAAGTACCACATCAGCAAGTAGGGCGAGTAACTGTCCCTACCAACCGATCTCCAAACTTGTCTAGTCGACCATGAGAAACC